TATCTATAACATAATCGTGTTGTGCCATTTCTTAATACAAAATTTTCTCTAAGTATATCGTAAACCAACACTAACTACCACGTCCAAAGCCTGTTGCAGCATATTTAAAGTTTCTGTTCACATTACTAGAACCATTTTTAATATCTATATCAAAACCTGTCCCAGTTATGTTTGACAGTGTGAAGAAATCACCTGACTGTGCATTTTCTATTGTTATTCCTATCGAAGGCAAAACAGAATTAGCTCCTATACTTGTGCCTGTTTGACCCGTAAAGAAACTATTTGTAAATGTAATTGACTTTGTAGAAGTACCACTTGCTATAAATCCACCACTTGATGCTGCTGCATTACCAAGACTTGTTTCTGTTCTGCTTTGTAATTCTGCTGAATATCCGAGTTGATCTATTTCTATAGATTGTGCGGGATCTGTGGATAATAAATCACATTTGAATTTAAAACCTCTTGCAACATACGCTCCATTGACAAACGGATTATATTGTGAAAACTCAGCTGAATATGTACAGTTCCCGCTAGTAGATAAGGAAGTTGCAGAGGTTAATGTAAAAGTATTTGCATTTGGTACAGATTGAATAATATAGTCCCCGTCAACACCAGTACCAGATGTGAAATCTACAGTGACAAGACTCCCGACTGAATATCCATGCGATGATTTTGTGATTGTTATGGTTGTAGCTGATATTGCATAAGTAGCTGAAACTGACAAATCAGGATCAGAATCAGTTGTAGCAACAGATAATTTTGCATTCACTTCTGTAGCCGTAGTACCATCAAAATCAGTCCATGTATCAACATTTGCAGTTCTTTTATCAATTAAATCATTCGGTAAAAACCCTTGCGTTACAAAGTGTCTTCTTAGATGTAAAGTGTGTTTGCTTCCTAAATCTAAAGTATTTACGAAAAAATATTGACCACCAGTTAAGAAATCTACATCACCAATAAAATCAAAATCAGCTATTGCATCAAAATCAGGTTCATCATCTATTGTTACTGTTGATCCTAAGACTAAACCATTTACTTCATCAGAGAAAAAGCAATCATCTTTTGTACCTTGAAAAGGTGGGTTGTCTAAATCTTCCCTATCTGTTAAAACTGTAAGTTTTGGAAAAATATCAGGTCTTGTATCTATTAATGCAATTGATGCAGCATTAGCACTAAGTCGCCCTCCATCATCCCTAAAGGCAAGAAGATATGTTCCGTTCACTATATTTGGAACTATTGCTTCTGTAACGTTTCCAGACAATTCTGGAACAACATCAACCGAATTTGTAAAAGTAGCACCTGATGTCAAATTAGAGCTACGAATCACCACGTTGCCACCATGAATAACATCAACATCTGTTGATTTATCAAAACGTAATCGCACAAATAAATCAGATAAAGGTTCTATTTGTAAATTCTGCACATCATCAGGCAGTGCTGTTTTACCAACTGCATTAAAAGTAAAAGTTGATACATCAGTACTTAATTTGCCTAAAGCGTTATAAGATTGCACTTTAAAAAGATATGTACCTTCCCTAGCTTCAAATAATTCAAAAGTTGGCCTTGCAATCCTAAGTTTTTCTGGATTGTCAAAATTTTTACTATCTGGCTTTGAGTATTGAAACTCTACAAGATATTCTTTTACTCCTAAAACTGGTTCCCAAGAAACAAAAATCTTTGAAACAGCACGATTTTGTAAAACAACAATCTGTTCTGTTGCTGTTAAATTACTTGGTGCTGGTTTGACATCTATTAAGGTTGTTATTGTTCTTGTTGGCAGTGCTGTATTATCTTCAACTTGTGAATATTTATTTACATCATGAATTATTGCTGTAACTTTATATTCACAATGGTTTACCTCTTCAACTCCTAAAACTCTATATAACTGAAATTCAACAGATGTATTTTCTATAGCCCAAATGCTGTTTGCCTGTGGCACTGCTGAAAATGCAGAAGATACAGTTATAGTTTTGTCAGAAATAGAACTAATTGATCTACTCTGCACAGTCCCATCAGGAAGTACGACAGAAAGTGTTGCTGTATTTTCTGCTGTTAAATCAGTATTATTTGCATCATCAACAATAATTTGATCTATATTTCCATCGCCTTGACTGTCATTTACAGAATTAATTCGTCCACCTCTACGAACCCCTGCCCTCATAGAATCAGCAATACCTATTATTGTTTGTGGCCTTACAATCACCCCAGCTTCAAGTGTTGTTGTAAATGAAACTGTTTCTGATTCCAATAAATTTGTATATAAGAACCAACGTGCAAGTCTGTTTGCCTGACCTCTTGACGTACAAGCAAAAGATTTAAGTGTTTTTCTTACCCTTCCAAATTTTGTAATTGCATCTAATCCACTTGTTTCTAATGCTGTAATTTCATTTGCATCAACATAATGAAAATCAAGTTGTTGTGTCTCGTTATCAAAATAAGAAACCTCTACTTCAGTAAATTTTGTTTTTGATCCGACTCCTGTATAAGTAAAACCCTGTTGAGTTACATTTGCGTTTGTAAAGATGTATTGAGCATCAGAGGTGTTATCACTCGTGTTAGTAGGTCTGTCCTGAGATATTGTTAGTGAACCAACGCTATAAAACGGCATAGCGTTCATAACAGAACAAAGATCATTAATTATTGTGTAGGCATCATTTTTTCTGTTTATTATTACATTACAACTAAATCTTGGCTCCTTAGTTCCATCTCCATTTCCAGCATCCACTAATTCACTAGCATATTTTGATGCTTGAAAGAAAGAAAAAACATCAAGTGTCTCTTCATCAATAATTCCTTTTTCTGCAACAGAGCCATTGCTGTTTAATTTATCTCCAAAACCTTTATCAGTCGTTAATAAATCATATAAAATCCATGCTGGGTCTGCGCTCCATTCTTTGTCTGCTTTAAAAGTGCCATTAAAATCACCAGAATAATCAATTGCACCATTATTTTGATCTACTGTTCCGTTATGGGGTATTTTTATCTTTGTTCCTTTGACCCTATACATTCGTCTAGGAAAACTTTGAAATTCTTGGGCATTAAATCTTAAGGCTACATAAGCAAAACCCTGATAAGCACTATTATCTGTAATCATTTCTGTATAACTTAACCAGTTTGTTAGGTTCTGCAATTTAGGGTCTGTGCCATCTGCTGTGTTTCTCATGACAGTTAATGTCAGAGGAAAATTCATGTCTCTAAAAAAAACTAATTCAAAATCTTGTACATAAGCACTTGATGCCCTACCATTTATTTTTTCTAAAATTACAGGATTATTTACTGTTCCATTATTTTCTGTGATTCTTATAGAGATTTGTACTTCTGCACCATCAATCTCTCCATCATCTTTAAACTCTTGTAACGCTGGTACTTGAATAGAAATTCTTAATTTATCTACATTTGTGTCAGAAATTGTTCTTGATAAACCTTGACTGGTTTTAATATTGCAACTTCCATTCTGAAAAGAAAGGCCAACAAAAGTAGTGTTGACAACAAAAAAATCTGTATTAAAATTTTCAATTAAAATATTTGTTGTTTGTGGGAATTTACTTTGTTCGGTAGCCTCGGCTTGTGTATTTTCCCAGTGAATAACATCACCAATAGAGTAACCATGATTTTCCTTTATTATCACCATTTGACTGGCACCTAAAGTAAAAGTTGTTCCTCCAATAGTTACATCTTGCCCTCCACTACTTAGAGTATATGTAGCTGCTTGAGTTGTTGTGAAAGGAGAATTTGTTAAAGATAATCCAACTGGTATAGTTTTTTCAATCGCATTTATTTCTTTTATTGGTGTTTGATCGCTTGCACCATTTTTTACAAAAACATCTACATTAGTAAAATTTTCATCCCCATTTGAATTTTGTATTGGTGTATTATCAAGAAAAATATTTTGTCTGAATTTACTTGTACCGACTTCTGGATTAAATATGCCATCAATTTCACCATAACCAAGCAAATCAACAACGGTTGCAAACTGTTTACTTTTTAAACCGCCTTCAATAAGATCAGGATCAACAATTTTGTCACCTCCTTCACCTCCAAATAATTGATCTGGTATTAATTTAACCATATTTATTTAATTTTTACTTGGATTATAAACATAGTATATTATGTGTTTATTCAAGAAAACCAAGATTTTCAGATATTTCAACATCACCCGAACCAGAAGCAATTTTAAATAAACCAGATGATATGACTATAAAAGTATTTGTAGCAGTAGAATCTATTAAGACAACATTATCAGGTTCTTTATTTAAATCGCTATTTAAAAGACCACCAGTCAAAAACTTTAATTTTAACAATTGACCAGTTATATATGGATGATTATTTATAGTGATTGTAATTTCAACTGATCCGCTATTTTTACTATATAATCCTTTATTTTTGATTGATGCAAAAACTCTTGCAGTATCAACACCAGCACTTATCAAAATTGATCCACTAAAAACAAGACCATAAATTATAGGTACAGGAACACCCGCAGAACTTGTGTTTTGTATGTTGTTGAAACTGTATGACCCTCTTATACTTGGATCTGTATCACCAACAGCCGAAGCACCTAAGGAGGGTTGATCTGGTGCTAATAAATCTGATGCAAGAGATAAACCACCAAGAACTAAACCAGCTGTTAAAGTGCCACCTGATAAAACAGTTGTAATAACTGGCAGGCCATAATTAACAACAAAATCAAAAGCTGCTGTAAAAACATCACCAATAAAATCAAAAGCACCAACAGCAACAGGAATAATTTGTATTTCTCCCTGCCCTTTCATGTTTAAAAAATCTTGTGTTATAACTCGACCACCCATCTTTACCTTATAAAATTGCTTATTCATGTGTTTCTCTACGCCTTCATAATTAGCTTTTAAAAAATTAAAAGCCTGTAAAGGAGAATTTACGGCAGCTTCAAAATATGTCTTACCCAAAAACTTTCTTAAAGAACCATAAACTTTAATTTTTCTAAGCTGCATATCTATAAACTCCTCTTAATGCTTTTTGATATTTTAGGCCATATAATTCTCTGCAACTTAATGATCTTATACTATGATTTAAAATCATCATATCGCCAATATATACAGCAACATGATTAAGTAATTTTTTTCTACCTTCAAATAATAAAACGTCTCCTATTTGTAAGTTATTATTAGAATTACATTTTTGAAATTTTAATTTTGGTAAAGCATATTCAAATTCTGGATTTTCAGAAAATTGTTTTATTGTTTTTGGTCTTTGCCAATCAGGTATTATTATATTTTTGTTTTCTTTATACCAATCTGTGACTACAGACCAACAATCATATTTGCCCCAAATAAATTTGCGTCCAATTAATGAAGGTGTTTTCCATCCACTAGGTTCAATACAAACCCAGTGATCGGCAGATAAACTATAAATATAATAAGGGAATCCAATATGCTCACAACAAGCTTTATCAGCATTTGAAGGTGTTGCAACACCGATTGGATGACTATGTATTACTCCTAATATTTCTCCTTTATCTTCACATTCTGCCCAGTCATCAGGATCAAGCATAAAAAATTCATGTTTGCTTTCTGCAAGATTTTTACAAGGCCAAAATTTTTCTTTGCCTTCTATTATTGCAAGTAAACCACAAGCTTCATTTGGTGCTTGTTCCTGTGCATACTTTTTAAAAGATTCTTTCCAGTTCATATCTAAAAATTAACAAAGGTTCCAACGCCTGCAAAGTCGTCTCTTGTTACTAACTTTTTTGGTGCGCCAACACCAGCCAAATCAAAACTGCTTACCAATTCAAATTGAACAACATCCCTATTTTCAACAACTTTTCTGTCAACAAAATAAACTTCACTTGGTAATTCTGCTGAGGGGTCTGGTGTCCCAAATGGATTAACATTAGAAGGGAAATTTTCTGCATCTAAAAATCTTGCTAGTGTTCGTCTGCGTGTAACTTTTGCTCCTTGCAAATCTGAAAGTGCAGTGGTTTGATTTACAAGTTGTAATATTGAAGTAATAGTTCCCAATAAATTTGAAAAAGTTAGTGTTGGTCTTGGAAGTTTGCCTTTACCAGAATATTTAAAACCCTCTGCCTGACAAGGCATCCTTGTATAGGTGTTTGATTGCCATATTAAATCAGTACTGTCTTTCATGTTATTACCAGCATGAAATAAATAGACCATCGGTACTCTTGGAATATTTGTTGTATCTACAGCGGAATTGAATGAAACAGTCTGAGTGCCTGTGATAGTTTGTGAAACAGTAGATTTTACAACAAACTGATTTCCATCATTAGAGTTGCTTTGGATAGTATAAATTCCATCTATGGCATCACCAGATGTAAAATCTAGAACTACTAATGTTCCAACTGGCATGCCATGTCCAGTTGCAGTGATAGTAATGTCTGTGCCGCTTTGAACATAATTACCACTTTGTGCAGTTTTTTGAAAATGTACATCAGGTTTTAATTCAACAGAAAACAATTCTATTATTGATTTATTTGTAAGTTGCTGTAGTTCTGCGGTTGGTATCGCCATTATGGTTCAAATACCTCTCTAAATGTACAATTAATAGTTGCTCTATTGTTATAAGGAATTGTTTTTGTCCAAGAATCACAAACAAACTGTCCAGCACCAGAAAGAGTAAAATTCACACTTGTAGGAGAAGTCACTAAACCACTATCAGCAGCAGTGGAAGTAACAGTAAAAGCATTATCACTGGTTACGGAAGCAACAGCATAAGAACCATTAGTAGGCCCAGAACTAAAATTAACTGTTAAGACATCACCTATCGCCACCCCATGATTTGTGAAAGTTATAGTAATGGTAGTCCCTGCTCCTCCACTGCCATTCGATTGAACAAAAGTACCTGTCTTTGCACTAAACCCCTCTGCTGGTGGGGTGAATGTAAAGCTTGCCTGATCGTTCACCCTGCTTCTTAAAAACGCTTCAATGACATCTGATTGTTCTTCTGAGACTACAAAAGTAAGATCATATACTTTAGGGTCTTGAGATAAGGGAAGGCCATATAAAGCCCTAAATTCATAACCATCACCCAAAGAGGAAACCTTTACTCTTGGTGAGCTTGTTTTTCTCATCCCATAAGTGGGTTGTATTGATGGAAAAGTTGCCATTACCTATTTAATAAACCTCCAGCCCTTGATTCTTCTATTAATGTAGATTGAACCACACCAGCGATAAGTTGTCCAAGTGCCTGACCTTCTGCTTGGTTACCAGAAACAGAAGAACCAGACGCATCAACGGAAACATTCACAATATTAGTTGTTCCACCACCACCAATTTTACTATTTGGAATAATAGTACCAGCAGACCGAGGAACAAACAATTCGGGGCCTCTTTCTCCTACTACAGAAATTTTATTAACAGGTGGCTTTCCACCATTTGCAAAAAGTCCACCTATAAGTCCTCCTAAGAAACCACCAATACCTTTGCCACCACCGCCAGAGGCAGATTTTCCAAAGTTTTCACCAAAGCGACCAAGAAGCTTATCTATTTGTGCATCAAGTATTTTATCTCTAATACGATTTAATACATTTGTCATTGCCTGACCAAATGACTGCGCACCAGTTATTGCATCCCTTAAATTATTTTTTATACTACTTTCAATCTCTTCACCTACAGCAGTCATTTTTTCTTTAAGTTTGTCTGTCTCTGTTTGTTGTTTTTTTATTTCTTCGGTGCTTTCTTTTTGAATATCAATTCTCTCTTTAAGTTTTTCATTTATTAGTTTATCGGATTGTAGTGTTTTATTTCTTCCTTCAAGCATACGAACATCAGCATCAATCTCTTTTAATTTTGTTTCAAGAGCTTTTTTTGATCGACCTTTTGCTGTTTCTAATCTCTCATTGATTTTTTCTCTTAAAGCTTTTTGTTTTTCTAATTGTTTTGTAACTTCCTCTTCAGAACCTTTTGCAATGGCATCATTTAATTCATTTTGTGCTTTTTTAGTCTTAATGATTTGTGTGGTTAAAAGTCCAAGACCAATTACTAAAGCCCCAATACCACTTGCCGCAATCG